CAGATTCGTAGTTTTTTTCACGGGTTTGAGTTTTTTCAAAGTTTTGAGGGTCGGGCCGATGCCGTTCAACTTGTTTTGGTCTCTCATGACCATGATGCCGTTGTGGTCGATTTCGGCAATGACGGGCGGGCCGAGCGACGAAAATCAGGCCGAAAAGGCTGTTGACGACGTTTTTGCGATGCCTAAGAGGTAACTAATGTCCGGCGGGTTAAACCTATTCGACGCTGGCCTTTGCAACGCCTATTCGCCTAACTCTGCCACGAACGGCGGCAAGGGCGTTTCGGTGACAGGCGGTCACAACGCCTATGGCGCTTGGACGCAGCTTGTTGCCTCAACCGCGGTCGACGCCTGTTGGATGTGCGTTCGCATTTGGCCGACCAACAATAGTTCGTTCCGCACGTTCACGTCTATTGGCGTGGGTTCGTCCGGCAACGAAATTGCAATAATCAACGACCTATACGCGTCGAGCAACACAGGTGGCGCAACATTCTCAGAATACTGGTTCCCATGCAGCATACCGGCCGGAACCAGCATATCGGCGCAAAGTTGTCAAAGCGCTGGAACGGACGCAAACAACGTTCTGGTCATCCTATACGATGGCTCGTTTTCTCAAGACGGCTGCGCAGGAGTTGACAGCATTGGAGTCACCATCGGCAGCTCAATCGCTACCGACATTGACCCTGGCGCGACGGTGAATACCAAAGGCGCATGGACTCAACTTGTTGCAAGCGCAACTCGTGATTATTGCGGGCTAATTGTATCGCCCGGCCAAAACAGCACCAACAATTGCTCGCCGACCGCACCCACATTATTTGACATTGCGGTGGGCGGTTCCGGCTCCGAGCAGGTTTTGATATCTGATGTCGGCGGATTCTCTTTTGGAAATGGGAATTTTACCAATGGCTCGCCTTCACTAATGCCCGCACAAATACCGGCAGGGACTCGCATTTCCGCGCGCGCTCAGAGTGCAAACAACACTACGGGAACTAGGGTTATGGGCCTCGCGCTTTATGGAGTCTATCAGTAATGGCTTGGGCAGTTGACGCATCCGGCACACAGACCGCTGTTATCAGCACCGAACACGTGCTCGACGCCCCGACCACGGTCGCGACCTATGTTCTGTCGGCCGATACGGTCAACTTGACGCTAGGCGACCTCGTCGAGCTGCGCTGTTACGACATGGTCGACGGTACGAACTATCGGCAAATGTGGAAGGGAACCTTCCAGCATGGCCAGATAAACAACGCCAAGGTCAGCCCGCCGATTGCGGTCACTACGCAGGCCAAGTTCACATTGAAGCAAACTGCCGGCACCGGGCGAGCTTTCCCGTGGAGTGTGCGGAGGATTTAATCCGTGCTCCATTACTATGGTTTGATTGCCGAGCTTCCAGTCGGCACGTCTCTGATTACGGGAACTGGCGAGGCTGACGGTTCATCGGCAGTTGCAGGCGTAGGCGCTGGAGTATTTAAGGCCTCTGGCGAGGCCGATGGAAGGGCAAGCGTCAGTGGCGCAAAATACGTTCCTACAGAGATAGTGCTGAATATGTCTGACCTTTCAAAGCTTTTGCGTCTTGAGGCGGTTGACGGCACTCACATCGTCTCGACCCTGCGAGATTTAGTCGCAGCCTCGGGAAATTACGACAAGACGAAAGTTATTTTAGGTGACGGTAGCCTTTCTATCGTGTCCATTTTCGTTCCGCCCACGACCGACCCGCACATTAACGGCGCGGTTTGGAATAGCAGCGGAACACTAACGATAAGCGCAGGATAAGCGCAACATTTGATTTGAGATACCCAGCGACCGGTTAAACCGGCTGGGTTGTGACCGCGGCGAATGGGCCGGGCGGTCGAGGCGCGGCCCACAAACTAGGGCGTCTAGCGCAGTTCCAGCCAGTGGGGACGGTACCCTGGCAAGCGCCGTTGCCGGCAATAGTTTCTCGTGTAGCGCGATGGAAAGCGCGGGATTTCGAGGCCGGGCAGCGTATATCGCCGGTCGAGGGCGAGGACAAATACCGACCATGGGCGCTGCAACCAGGGCGCCTACCTTATAAATGCTGGTCACAGCGCAATCCGGCGGTTGCGATATTTCCGCCGGTATTAATTCACGGAGAGTCCCATGGGTCCCGATTTGTTTGCGTGGCTTTTGCTCGTCGCTCTGGGCGCATGCCTTGCCGGCATCTTCTTTTGGCTTTTCCATACCTGACATGCCCGCAGGAGGAGCGCGCAAGAATGCCGGCAGAAAGCCCAAAGTGCCGACAGTTGCGGTAATCAAGAAAGCGCGCACTGCGCTGGAGTTTCTGACACGCGTTTACAATAACGACTTTCTCGACATCGAGATACGGATAAAGGCTGCGGTCGCCGCCGCTGGCGCCGAGAAGGCCATCATTCAAAAGAGGGGCAAAAAAGACCTCGACCAAGAGGCCGGAACCGCTCCGCCGACCGAAAGCGAGTGGTCGCATCTGAGGTAACCCATGCTCGACCTTTCCCGGACCGACTGGCGCGAGCGCATAAAATCCGGGGCGAGTTTACTACCCGAAAATTTATCTTTGAATCTCGACGAGGCTCTGGCTGCCGAGCGCACATTTAACGCGTTGAAGCTCCCCGACGTTGCCGGAAACCCGAGGCTCGCCGAGGCCTCAGGCCAGTGGTTCCGCGACATTGTCCGGGCGCTGTTCGGCGCATACGACCCTGCGACTGGCGAGCGAAGCATCCGCGAACTATTTTGTGTGGTGCCGAAGAAGAGCAGCAAAACGACCTATTCCGCGGCGCTCATGTTGACTGCGCTGCTCCAAAACAGAAGGCCGAGGGCCGAGTTTCTGTTTGTCGCTCCGAGCATCAAAATCGCCGAGCTTGCCTACAATCAAGCGCGAGGGATGATAGAAATTGATCCTTTCCTATCTAAACGGATTCACTGCAAGGATTATACGCGCCTTGTCACGGATCGAAAAACTGGCGCTACTCTACAAGTCAAGACTTTCGACCCTGCGATTGTTACGGGCTCGCGCGGTTCCGGTATCCTCCTCGACGAGCTTCACGTTGTCGCCGAAACAAACGATGCCGACCGTGTTATCGGGCAGCTCCGCGGCGGATTGATTTCACAGCCTGAGGGCTTTCTAGTTTTTATCACGACCCAGGGCGAGCGCGCTCCCGCGGGAGTGTTTCGGTCCGAGCTTCAAAAGGCTCGGGCTATCCGCGACGGTCGGCTGCAAGGCCGGATGCTTCCGGTCATTTATGAGTTTCCGGAAGACGTTGATTGGAAAAACCCTGCCAATTGGTGGATGGTCAGCCCGAACCTCGGTCGACCGGTCACGGTTGAGACACTCAAAGACGGGTGGCGCGATGCCGAATTCCAGGGCGAAGAAGAGCTTCGCCGCTGGGCCAGCCAACACTTGAACGTCGAGGTAGGCGTGCGCCTCATGTCAGACATGTGGTCGGGCGCAGGATTTTGGGAAAGCAATGCTGATACTAGCATCACGTTGGATGCACTTACGGAGCGATGCGACTGCGCTACGGTTGGCATTGATGGCGGAGGCCTTGACGACCTTTTCGGGTTTAGCGTCATCGGCAGAGAACGAAACACCGGAAACTGGCTCGCGTGGTCAAGAGCATGGTGCCACGGCTCAACGCTAGAAAAGCGTAAGGACGTCGCTGGCGCGTTGCGCGGTTTTGCCGATGACGGCACCTTGACAATCGTTCCTCGTGTAGGCGACGATTTGACGGCCGTAGCTGACATAATCGAAAGGCTCGACGCTTCCGGGCTATTGCCCGAAACGAATGCAATCGGTGTCGACCCTGCCGGTATCGGCGAGGTGGTCGAGGCGATTGTGGCCCGCGGCATCAGCCAGGACCGGATTGTCGGCATTCCGCAGGGCTGGAAACTGACCGGCGCAATCAAGACGGTAGAGCGGAAGCTTGCGGGTGGAGAGCTGCGCCACGACGGAAGCGCCCTCATGAATTGGTGTGTCGGCAACGCAAAAGTCGAGCCCCGAGGCAATGGAATTATCATCACCAAGCAACAGGCCGGCAAGGCCAAGATTGACCCTTTGATGGCGCTATTCGACGCTGCTGCCCTAATGGCTCTAAATCCTTCCGCCGGACCCTCGGTTTATGAGGCTGTAGCGGCTTTAAAAGAGGCCTCAAAGGCCTCGCAACCGCCTCAAGAGGCCGAAAGAGCGCGCATTGAACGGTTTTTCAATGAAGACGGCGCGGAGTGGTCGGAATGAGCAAGATTTTTGCCTTAGCGGGCGCCGTTCTGCTTTTCGCGGGAGCCCTATGCGAGGCTTTCACACTCGTATTGGCCGGCAACATGTTTATTGCGTGGTCGCCCGTGTTTAGGCCGATGCCATGAATGTTTTTAAAACGGCTTGGAACGCCTTAGCCGGCTATTTTGGCAATCGCGAAACGCAATCCCATTGGCCGAATCGGGCGCAGAGGATTGTTTACGTTCAATCGACGATTTCGGGCATTCGGGTCACTCCCGACACGGCGCTACAGAGCGCAGTTGTTTGGGCTTGCGTAAATGTCCTAGCGAAAAGCGTCGCGCACCTTCCTTGGCGCGTTATGCGCGAGAACGGTCCGGGGTCGAGTCTTATCGCTCCTGGCGACCTTGATAGCATTTTGAATAACCGGCCGAATCCTGAAATGTCTAGCTTTACGTTTAGGCAAACGATGGTCGGAAATCTTATGACCTGGGGCAACGCGTACGCGGAAATCGAGCGCGACGTTGCCGGGCGCCCTGTTGCGCTGTGGCCTATCGAACCGGACCGAGTTTATGTCCGGCGAGATTACGGTACGAACCGGCTCTACTACGAGGTGAATAACCAAACCACGGGCCTAACTGAACTCGATTTTATGGATATGTTCCATGTTCACGGTCTCGGTTTTGATGGCGTTACCGGTTATCGGACTGTTGGATATGCGGCGCAGAGTATTGGCCTCGCGATGGCTATCGAACGCTTCGGCGCGAGTTTCTTCGGCAATAACTGCCAACTTGGCGGCGTTATCGAAAGCGATAAATCGAACCTGACGCCGGAAGCGAAGGACGCGCTAGAGGCGAGCTTTAACGAGAGACATCAAGGGCCGGATAAGGCTTTCCGTGTAAAGTACATCGACAACGGCATGAAATTCAAGCCGCTAGAGGTGGAGCCGGATAAGGGCCAGTTTACCCAATCGCGCGAACACCAAATCGAGGAGATTTGCCGATGGTTCGGGGTTCCGCCGCATAAGGTGGCGCATCTCACGCGGTCGACGAACAACAATATCGAACACCAAGGCATCGAGTTCGTGCAGGACGGCATCCTTCCATTGACCGTTCTTTTCGAGCAAGAAGCAAACTACAAGCTGATATCGACGCGCAATCCGAAAGGGTTTTATACCCGTATTGACGTGCGGGCCCTGCAACGCGGCGACATGGTCGCAAGACAAGCATTTTACTCCGCAATGTGGGACAGAGGCGTCCTATCCGCGAATGACATCCTCCACATGGAAGGCATGAACGCGATACCCGAGGCAGAGGGCGGCAACAAACGCTTCGTGCCGCTGAACTGGCAATTGCTGGCAGACGCGGGCGAGGCTGAGCCCCCTGGCTCTGACGACGGTGGCGGCGAAGGCGACGACGAACCCGCGGGCGCCGACCCGGCCCGCGGCACACAAACAAAGGAATCAGATTAAATGGCCGATTTTAATACCGTTTTGCATATCGAACACCACGGCAAGTCGCTTGTCGCAAAGCTTTCCGACCTCGTTTGGGAAACCACGGGCGGCAACCCGCACGTTGTCCTTTGCGGCGACGGCGTGTTTCGCTCGCTTGAAGACATGCTGGCGTTTACGCCCGTCGCCGAGATGCCCGCGGCACCCCTCGAAGAGGCGCCCGAGTCCCATGATTAAGTTTGTTGCAAAGGGAACTGAGGCTGACATTTACATTTATGAGCCGATTGGCGAACCTGGGTATTTCGAAGACGGCATTACCGCCAAAAACTTTGCGCAGGATTTAGCGGCGCTCGGAAAAGTTTCCAAGATTACCTGCCGCATCAACTCTCCTGGCGGAAGCGTTTTTGACGGATTGGCGATTCACAACCTGCTTGCCTCGCACCCCGCAAAGGTGACGATGTGCATTGACGGCCTCGCGGCTTCTATTGCCAGCGTCATCGCAATGGCCGGTGACGACATCGAAATTGCCGATAACGCAACCATGATGATTCACGACGCATGGGGCATGGTCATGGGCAACGCGGCCGAAATGCGAAAGCAGGCCGACGTTCTCCAAGCTCAAAGCGAAAATATCGCCAGCATTTACGTAAAGCGTTCCAACACGGACTTGGCCAAAATCCGAGACCTGATGGAAAAAGAAACTTGGTTGCTTTCCGAGGATTGCGTCAAGTACGGCTTGGCCGACCGAGTTTCTGACAACATGAAGCCAATGGCTTGCGTGTTCAATAACAAGAAATTCAAATATCGGAACGTGCCAAAGGCAATCGTCGAGGTCGTGGCTTTAGACGTGGAACGCGACAAGCGTTTGCGCGACCGCGTCGAGGCGGCTAAGGCCGATTTGACGAAAATCAATTTAGCGGCGCAACGCGCCAAGTAATTCCCCGGTAGCTCAATCGGTAGAGCACTCGGCTGTTAACCGCGTGGTTGCTGGTTCGAGTCCAGCCTGGGGAGCCAGTAATGACAGCACGCATACCTATGGTGAGCGGCGACGAATACGCCGCGCTTACCAAGGGCGGACGTCGTTATCATATCTTCCGTGCGGGTGTTCGCGCTCGCACAAAGCGTTCATACCGCCGTCGAGAACGGCGCATTTCCAAAATACTCGCTTTAGCGAGTTGAAGGCCCTTTTCAAACGCGCGTTTGGGCAACGCAATTCAATCGGCTCGCCGAGCGCGCGCCAACTCATACCAAGAGGTAAAATTTTCATGAGAATGTTTAACGAAGGCAACCCCCTTCAGCTTCTGCGTGACACTTTAGTCACGCTGAACGAGCGGGCTGTGACGATTCAGGCTGCGGCCGACGCTGCAAAGCGTGGGTTTAGCGCCGAAGAGGCTTCTGACCTGGACACCATTTTCGCAGACATCGATGCCACAAAGGCCCAGATTAGCCGACGCGAAATGATTCAGGCGAATATGGCGAGCCTGCATGTCGGTTCCGGCCGGCAGACCGAGGCGACTGTTGCGGCTGACACATCCGACCCGGTTGCGGCGGCTGTTGCGACTGCAAAGGCGGCCGTTCCTGCGGCCCGCAAGCCTTTCGCTCAACCCATCGACCTGAGCGACACGCGTCGCCGCGGCTTCCCGACTCTCGGTCATTTCGCAGCGTCCGTGTATTCGGCCGGCCTTCCCGGCGGCCACTCGCATGTTGACCCCCGACTCGTCCTCGACGCGCCGACCACATACGGTTCGGAAGGCGTTGGCGCCGATGGTGGTTTTGCGGTACCCCCAGAATTCAGGACGATGATTATGGAAAAGGTTATGGGCGAGACCAGCTTGCTGGCCCGTACCGACCTCATCGACGTTGCTGGAAACTCCCTGACAATCCCGACCGACGAGACAACCCCGTGGCAGAGCTCCGGCGGCATTCTCGCGTACTGGGAAGGTGAAGGCGCACAGATTTCTCAGACAAAGCCCAGCCTGCAAGACACCACAATCCGCTTGAACAAGCTGGCGGCTCTTGTGCCTGTCACCTCCGAGCTTCTGGAAGATTCCGCGGCGCTTGGTTCGTACATCAATCGCAAGGCTCCCGAGAAAATCGACTTCAAGGTTTCGAACGCGATTGTTCAGGGCAGCGGCGTCGGCCAGCCCCTCGGCATTCTGAAGAGCCCTGCGCTCGTCAGCGTCGCCAAGGAAAGCGCACAGACGACATTCACGGTCAATTTCGCGAACGTGTCGAAGATGTACAGCCGGCTTTATGCTCCGGCGCGTGCAAATGCGGTGTGGTTAATCAACCAGGATGTTGAGCAACAGTTAAATGCCATGGGCTTCCCGTCCAATGGCGCGACGACTCTGCAGTTCCCGGTTTACATGCCGCCCGGTGGCGTCTCTGGCGCTCCCTACGCGACTCTGTACGGCAAGCCGGTCATCGTGACCCAGGCTTGTAATGCCCTCGGGTATCAGGGCGACGTGATTCTGACCGACCTTAAGGCCTATCTTGCGGCTCAGAAGGTTGGCGGATTGCGCGCCGAGACATCTATCCATCTTTGGTTCGACTATGACCAAGTCGCGTTCCGCTTTATCCTGCGGGTTGCCGGTCAGCCGTGGTGGAATCAGGTCATCAGCCCGCGCGATACGAATGCTAAGACGCTTTCGCATTACGTGACGCTCGACGCACGCACGTCCTAATTTTAATTCCCCGCGCTAGCCGCGGGGAACCCCTTTTCCCCGAATAGGAGATTTTCCCAAAATGATTACCGAAAATGCACAGTTTGTTGAGCAGGCCGTTATTGCTCAAACACTGTCGAATACGACACCTTCGAGCACGACACCCCGTCGCGTTTCGATGAAGGGCTATCACCGCGCGACTGTCGTTATCAGCGCTCTGAACGCGACGACTGTTACCGGCTCGGCCATTACCCTGAAGCAGACGACCGACATCGCTAACGCAAACACTGACGAAAAGGCCGTTGCCTTCACCGCCATGTATGCGAACCTCGACGTCGGAGCGTCTAACGTCCTCGTCAACACTGCGGTTTCTAACAACACCTTCACGACTGGCGCTGTAAACTCGAAAGAGATGCAATACGTCATTGAGGTGACCCCCGAAATGCTCGACATCAATGGCGGCTTCGACTGCTTGCGCGTCGGCACCGGGAACGCGGTTGCGACGACTCTGAACGTCGAGATTATCCTTTGGTCGGCCAAGTACGGCAAAGTCGTGCCGGCGGCTGTTGACTCCTCGGCTAACTAATGAATAGCGTGTTTATTGCCACTCCGGTTGCCAGAAAACCAGCGTGGCAGTATACGCGCTCCCTACTCAACACCGCGTTGGAACTGCAACGGCGCGGTGTTGAATTTTCCCATGAGTTTGTGGTCGGCTGCGCGATTGCCGCAAAAGCGCGAAATCAATTAGTTGCTCTATTCCTAGCGTCCAAAAAAGACTCTCTAGTCTTCATTGACGACGACATGGGTTGGAACGTCGAGGGCTTTATGCGCCTCGCCGAGTCCGACAAGGACGTTATCGCAGGCGTAGGGCGCCGTCGATGTCAAGATGCCTCCTACTGCTATGTACCGCTCAAAGGCGGGCGCACCGAGGGCGCAAACGTCGAGGTTAAAAAGGTTGGCGCGGCTTTCATGAAGATAAGCCGAACGGCCATAAAGCGGATGGTTGCGGCCGACCCCGATTGCGGGCGTATGGGCGTTGTCCGACGAAACGCAGAGCATCAGCGGTTAATCCCGTACTTTCACATTTTTCGCACTCCGGACGACGAGGGCGAGGACTACGATTTTTGCAGCAGGTATCGCGCGCTTGGTGGGGATGTTTGGGTTTGCCCGGATATCGAACTGTCACACGTAGGCGAATCTGAATTCAAGGGAAGGTTATCGGATGTTCATAAAATTTCGTGAGACGCGCCAGCTACTCCGCGGCAATCGAAAAGAACTCGTTCAGTTCCTCGCCGACTCCGTGCATAAAATGGAGCAGGACATGGGACACTTCGTGCACGAGGGCAGCGCGGTCACCGTCGAGCCCGTGGTCGAGGTGGCCGAGGATGAGGTGGCCCAGAAGACGCCCGCTAAGGCGAAGCGTTCATAAATGTATCGCTTTTTGACCGTCACCACGCCCGCCATATCTAAAGACCTAACGACGGTCGCGGCTGTAAAAGCCGACCTCGGGATGGCCAACACGACCAATGACGCCGTGCTGGCGACCATGGTTACGCAGGCATCCAAGTTCGTCGCCAAGTATTGCAGGAGGGAATTCGTTGCGGAAACCGTCACTGAGACATTTCGGCCGTATCCTTTTGTGGACAGCGCATCTCTCAATAGTCTACCTGATTATATTTGGCTTAGGCGTACGCCTGTCGTCTCGTTCGCTCAGGACGGCAATGGCCATTTACTGTTCACGCGTGACGGGGAAGCGTTAACCGAAAACGTTGACTTTGAGTGCGACCACTCGGTCGGCCGCATTGTTTGGCTGTGGAATGACATGCCGCTGCGCTGGCATTTCCGAAAATTGGTCATTCCCTACACGGGCGGGTTTGCCGTTGGCAACATTGACGACGACGTGCAACGCGCCACTATCGAAACCGTAAAGCAGCTTTGGTTTTTCCGTTCGCGCGACCCGTATGTGAAGGCGCACGAAATCCCGAACGTTGCGAGCATTACCTACGCTGACGTTATGCGCGGAGGGTGGCCAACACCGCAAATCGCGGCGCTACTCGCACCGTGGCAATCGGCTGTATTCTAATTTGCCGCTTTAGCTCAGTTGGTAGAGCGTCGCTTTTGTAATGCGAGGGCCGTGGGTTCGACTCCTACAGGCGGCACCACTTTGGAAGAGGTTGAAATGAAGACGTTGACATTAACACTCGCATTGCTCGGTTTTAGCACCGCGGCTAACGCGTGGTGCGCCTACGGCGAAAGCGGCGCTTACAACCATTATTCGCATACGTGGATGCTACGCAATGATGCCTATCTTTGCTATCCCGCCACTCCCGCAGGACAGCTAGAGGCCGTGGCCTTAGCGGCGCAGCTTGCTACAAACGAATCGCAAATTTTCCGCGTTTCTCAGGACCTTGGAGTATTTGCGACATCGGCCGATGGTTCCGCAGCAGCCGTAAACCTGATGACGAATACAGGGTACGGGTACACTTACTTTTTCTCTTATGTGGCACCCTGAAAATGTCAAACGTAAACGACCCTAACGACGGCGTTACCTTCCTCGTTTCATCCGTGGCCGAGGACGTGCAGCCCGTGAGCCCAGACGACAATAACGATTTGCCGACCGCGGCAAAGGGCTTGCGTGTCGTCACAGGCGGAACCGTCACGGTAAAGACGCGGGGCAACGCTTCGCGCCTACTGAATTTCGCCAACGGCGAAACGCGGCATATCCGTGTCATCCGAGTTTACAGCACTGGCACCACTGCCGGCACAATTGAGGCTCTAATTTAATGGCAAACGCAAACGACCCGAACGATGCCGTCAATTTTCTGGTTTCGTCTGCGGCCGAAGACGCCTATCCGGTAACAAAATCCGACTCGGTCGACCTTCCGACCGCGGCTAAGGGACTCCGCGCAAACGCGGCCGGAAACATGGTCGTTTGGACGCGAGGCGGCGGAAGCGCCAACCCGAGGACGCTGGCTTTCGCGGCCGGCGAAACACGCTACGTGCGCGTGACGCGCGTTCTGAGTACGAACACAACGGTTGTCGGTATCGAAGCGCTAGTCTAAGGGGGGCCCCTAATGCACGTCGTCACTTGCGTTTCCAACCCGCACGGCTGGCGCAGCCGCATTGACCTAGCAGCCAAGGCCATCACATCTTGGGTCGGCCACGGCGCAGCCGTTACCCTCGTCGAGTGTGCACACGGGGACCGAGCCTTTGAGCTTTCTGGATTGCCTAGAATTAGGCACATAGGAGTCCGAGCCACGACGACCGCGTGGTCGAAGGAAAACCTTCTCAATATTGGCATTGCCTCGCTTCCGCACGATATTTCCAAGATTGCGACAATCGACGCAGACGTGACTTGGCGCGACGACTCGTGGATGGATAAGACGGTCAAGGCTCTAGACCTCTGGCCTGTCGTGCAAATGTGGAGTGACGCGCTCGACCTCGGTCCGCGCGATGAAATTCTGCAACACCATGTCAGTTTCGGCCGGCAACTTGTTGCCGGGTTCCCAGTCGTGAATACCGGCAAGCTCTGGAAATTCGAGGGTGGGCCGTACGATTACCCGCACCCCGGATATGCCTGGGCGTGGCGCAGAGAGTTTCTTGACGCGGTCGGCGGGCTTATTGACTTTGGCGGGATGGGTTCCGGCGATTATCACATGGCGCTAGCGATGGTGGGATATGGACAAAAATCTGTTGATGGTCGAGTCGGCACACAGTACATGGACGCAATTCTTGCTTGGCAAGCCCGCGCCCTCTCCGCAGCACGAGGCAAGCTTGGCCACATATGGTCAACCATTGAGCACCCCTTCCACGGAACAAAAGCCAACCGAGCCTACCAAGGCCGCTGGGAAATGTTCGTGAAGCACGGGTTCAATCCGCATACCGATTTAAAGCGAAATTCATTCGGAGTAATCGAGTTCGCAGGCAACAAGCCCGCGCTTGAGTCCGATTGGAACAGGTACCTGCTTGCGCGCGACGAGGACTCGAACACAGCGCCGTTCGCCATGGCCGCAGTGAGAGGGTCATGATTGATTACCAAACACTCCTATACGGACCGATATACGGGTTTCACGGAGTTGACGCGCTCATAACGACACCATCCGGAAACGTCTCAGTCCTCGTCCTCGACCGCACGGCAGGGTCGTCCGAAAAGCTCGGACACGGGATGATAGTCGAAACGGTAACCCCGATGTGCCGCGTCCGTATGCCCGAATTGACTGGCGGGCTAGCCGCGATCAATGCGACGATTGCCGCGCTCGACATGGCATCGGTCATTTTTAGCAACCGGTCATGGCGCATTCGAAGCTACGAACCGAAGCCCTCGCCGAATGGTGAGGACGATGGCGAGCTTGAACTGATGCTGACAATCGCCGAGGTCGTTATGGCTGGCGGTCAATCCGACGGTTCGGCAAGCGTATCTGGCGACGCGACACCGCGCGGCGAGGCCGATGGTTCGGCCAACGTGACTGGCGGAGGTGCTACATTATGACCGACCGTCGCGAGGCGCTACTTAATCAGCTTGTCACGATAGCCGCAGCGCAGCCTCTAATCAGCCTCGCGGGGAGGAACTACTTTGACCCGCCGGACAAACTCCTGCCTGCCGCAATGGTTTTCGAGGGCGACGAGGAAATTGACGAACGGGACCAGTCTCTCGGACGTTCGGGCCAGATTCCTAATCGCGTGCATATGGTACCTTATATTATGGTCACCGCGATGGCGCCGCCTGGAAATATTGTTCAGGTTGGCGGTACGAATATTTGGGCGGATAATCTCGGCCCTAAGCTGAGCGCAATTCGGGTCGGCCTCGTGAAGGCGGTTTTGACCGATGCGACTTTGGCATCAATTTACGGAACTAACGGGCGAGTACTATACAAGGGAATGGCAAGCGAGATAGTTCCCGGTCGCTCGACAATCGGAAGAGTCTCGCTGAATTTTCAAATCACGTATCCGCTCAAATCAACTGAGCTATAATTAGGAGAAATTATGACTACTACCTGGGTTCACGTGGGCAACTGCCCTTCGTTTATCATCACACCTAAGCCGGAAATCAAAAAGCATTGGTCTTCGATGACCGGCACAAAGAAGATGGATAAGATTGCCGTCACCGCGCAAGAGTACGAGCTTCAAATGAAGCTCGACGAGTGGGTGCCGGATAACATCATCATGGCGTTGTTTGGCGCGCTCGACGCGTCCGACACCACATCGATGACCATCGACATCGGCGCGACGTCTGTCATCCAGCGGCAGGTCAAGCTCGTCGGCACAAACGACATCGGGGCTCACCTAACTGTGATTCTCCCGAATGTGTTCCTCAACTGTAACAAGGCGATTAATTTCATCGGCGACGATTGGGGCGAGTTGGAAATTTCCGGCGACGTCCTTCTGAACACCACAAACGGTCTGAATTTCGGCACCGTGCAGTTCGTTACCGCGAACGGCGCTCCGACCACTCCGCCCTCGACCGTTGATTATTTCATCGGTAAGGGCAACGTCTACACTGGTACGCCTATCGGGTAATGGTTCTATCTATCTAATCCCCTAGGGCCAACCGGCCCTTGGGGAACCTTTCAACGGAGTGGTCATATGAGTTTTCTAGCTGAACTGATTCCGCAACCCGAGAAGGTTCTAATCGGCGAAAAGGTCCTCGACGTTTACGGGCTGTCCTTCCGACAACTTGCTAGCATTATCTCGCGCTTTCCAAAAATCGCCGAGCTATTCCTGGGCAGTGGGCTAGCATTCGCCTCTATCCTGGGGAAAGAACCCGAGGCGGCTAACGCCATCATGGCGGCCGGATGTCGCGCGCCGGCCGAGTCAGAGCAGGAGTTCGAGTTCCTTTCCGCTTCGGCTCAAATCGACATCATAGGCGCTGTGTTTTCTCAGACGTTTCCGCAGGGCCTCGCCCCTTTTTCGGAGCGCATAGCCCAGCTAGTAAGCACGCTAGACATCTCGCCCGCGCCGGCCAAGAGCGAAGCCTCGACCGAGTCCTCTCCCGCAGCCTCCGCGAGCTAATGAAAACTGACGGCGCAGCCGCGCTCGACTACACACCGCGGCAAGCTGCCTTCATGCTGAAACTAGACCGCACCGAATCCCGTCGCGTCCAAGCGCAGCTACTTTCTATTGCTGCCATGGGCGCGCGCGGGGAATGGCGCGACGTTCAAAACACCGTGAAGGAATGGGGCCGGTGAGCATTGAACTCGTTTGCAAGGTAATCGACGGATCATTCAAAAAAGAAATAGACGCGGAGAATGCAAAAATTAAGAAGGCGTCAGAAGACGCGGTGAAGGACGCGGGTGCCGCGGCTGTCCAGTACGCAAAAGAAGCTATTGCTGGCGGTGGTTTTGGCTCGTGGTGGCAACGCGGCGTGAAAATCACAAAGCTAGCCTACGAAAACGGCGGCCCATTCGTTACTGTTTACGACAAAATCAGAATATCGACCGTCTTCGAAAAGGGCACGTCGATTAACGGCGAGCCTCTTCTATGGATACCGACCGACGCCGTGCCGAAGGGGACTGGGCACAATCAACTGACACCGAAACAGTTCGTCGCGCGCCTCGGTCAGAAACTTGTCTCTGTCAACTTGCCCGGTCATCCTCCTATGCTACTTGGTCCTGGCTCGGGTGGAATCGTCCGGGCAACTGCAAAAACTGTTCGCATCAAAAAGAAGCGCGGGTCCGCGGTGTTTGGTAACGAGTTCGGGGACCTCGTGCCGATGTACATCGGAGTTAGTTCTGTAAAAATGCCTGTGCGATATAATGTCACGGACGCAATCAAAAAGGGTGCCGAACAGGTACTTGAATTTTTCGCAAAAAGAATGGGTTCCTAAATGGCCTTTGAACAAAAAATATCAATCAAAGGCGTTAACGAGGCTATCGCCGAACTTAACAAGCTCGGCCCTGCCGGCGAACAGGCCTCTAGAAAGCTTCAAGCTGCCCTCAATAAGGGCGATATGGGCAAGGGCCTTGAAAAGCTTGGCGAGGCAGCGTCGACCGTATTTGAGAAAATCGGCGCGGGCGTTGGCGCCCTGACTGGTTCAAGCTTCGGCGAGGGCGGCAAGCTTTTCGACGAGGTGGCGAAGCATGCGGTAACCGCGGGCAGGGCGCTGGTTGGCGTATTCAGCAGCATACGTTCGGGCGGTTCCGAGGCCGAGACTGGACTCAAATCGGTCGGCGCCGCAGCGGCGACTGCCGGGCAGGCTGCGGCGGCTGGCGGTAGCGGGTTTGCGGGGGTTATTGGCACACTTGCCGGTTTTGCGGCCGTTGCGGTTGGCGTTGTCACCGCCGTTGCCGCGGTTGCTGTTGGCGTAGGCGTACTTACCTACAAGGCCGGCCAAGCCGGCGCAGAAATACTCGACCTTGCATATGCAGCGGGCGCAACGGCTGAAGACGTGCAGAGGTTGGCGGCTGCGGCGGACCGCGCGGCGATACCGTTTAAGGCAATGGCCGACATTGCCAAGAATGTCCGTTCGGGCTTCCGAGAGGCCTCGCTTGCGGCCGACTCGGTCGTCGAGTCCTGGGAGGTAATGAAGGAACGTGTATCTACTGCCGCAGAGGCCGTTAGCGTCGCAGAAACCGAGCAGGCAGAGTCCGCGATATCCTCGGCAGAGGCTATCAAGGATGCCAAGCGAGAGGTGGCGGACGCGGCAATAGAGTCAGCAGAGCAGCAGGTTGACGCCGCTAGAAGAGTCGTAGATGCGCAGCATTCTGTTGAGAATGCTCAATACAACGTCCAAAAAGCTGGCCAGCACGAAAGAGATTCGGCGACCGACGAGGCGCGCTCGGAAAGAACCGAATACCGCAACGAGAAGCGCAGCAAAGAGGACTTTGCAGAACGGTACGGCGACTTAAACGAGAGACATAAGTCAGGGCAAATATCGGATAAGGATTTTCAAAAAGAAAACGCGAAGATTGCAAAAGAAGAGCAGCGCGCTAAGGAAGACCAAGCAGAACGCCGCGCGGAAATTGCCGAGAAAAGGGCTCAGGTTCAACGCGAGCTTTCATCGCATCACGAGCTTGTCGAGGCTGAAAATAACCTTCAAAAATCGGTCGATGGACTTGCAAAGGCCCTTGAGAATCAAAAGGACGGTGCGCGCAAGGGTGAGGAGCGCAAAGAGAAGGCGTCCAGAAAATTAGAAGACGATGAGCGCAAGCAGGGCGAGGAAGCCGATAAGGCGCGCAAGACTCTCGACCGCGCACACACGATGCAAGACCGCATCAATGCCGGCAAAAACGAATTCGCTCGTCAGATAGAGGTAAATAGTCCGGCTTTGCTGCGCCTGTTCTCGGGATTCGCCAACATCGGCGACCCGGGTGGCGAGGAAGCGTACAAGAGCGCTAAGGCTAGGCTCCGCGAAATCAGTAAGCTAGGCGACTCCGAGCAGGAGGACGCCGTGCTGGAAGAACGTCGCAGGTATATCGCCGCGCACGGGGTTGACCAAAATATCATTAGAACTGACAATGACCTTTTCGGTGGTTCCGCGCGGCACATAAGCGAACACGCTGGCGAGGTTAAGGACGCATTCGGGGCGCCTATCAGCGAAATCGATAAGGAAAACAGGGAACACAATTTCCCGGACCCGCGGAAGCTTACGGCGGAGGGCGCTAATGCTGACGCAGTTCAGCGAACTCAGACGCATTTGGAAGACGGGCTTATTCACGGTATTGGCGGAACTGTCAGTAAATTTTTCGACTCGCTTGGCAGTAAAAAGGGCGATGGCGAGGGCGAGGAAAATCCAGAAAAAAAATACGAAGGACACACAAGATCGAGGCTAGAGCCTCCCTTCCCCGAGACAAGAGCGGAGCAGCGTCGGCGAGCAGAACACCAAAGAGAGATCGACGAGCAGAAACGGCGCCTTGAGAGATCGGCAGAGCCGGTTCTGGACATGCTCCCGTCACGTCAAAGCGCTCCGCCAGAGAGATCGCTAGAGAGAGTTCCAGAGAGAGTTCCAGAGAGAGTTCCAGAGAGAGTTCCAGAGAGAGTTCCAGAGAGAGTTCCAGAGAGAGTTCCAGAGACGGCGGCGCCGCGAGGACCGGGCTGGGTAATGGTTGGCGGGCAGGGGGTTGGATTTCACCCCGACAGAAAGGGCGGCCCTCATCCTCCCATTGACACTAGCTACTGGTTTGATGCTGAGGGAGGACCCGGTCACGGCATCAAACAATTGCCGGATGGCTCATATCAAAGGCCGGATGGTTCCATAATTCCGGCCTGGGACCCCAAAAGGCCGGCTAGTTGGCGTATGAGTCCCGGTGGCAGGGGACCTTTTGATATAACCGGTGGTCCTCACCCTCCGAGTGACCTGAGTCGTTTTTTCGATGCCACTGGAGGGCCGTTCCCGCCTGGCGCTCAAGGCGACACCTCGAAGGCGGCAGCCGCACTTGCGGCTCTTGAAGGATTCAAACCCAAGGTTAACGATGCCGCCTCCGCGCTAGGTCAATTTGAATCCGCAATCAAAACGGCCACCGATGCGCTTAGCGAGCGCGGCGGTGGCGGCGACGCAAGCGAGGAAGGCGCCGGCCACGCGGCTGGCGGTCTGATTTCCGGGCCCGGGACTAGCACATCGGATTCGATACCGGCGCAACTTTCGCACGGCGAGTACGTGGTCAATGCCGCCGCGGTGTCGAGGCTAGGCGTACCCTTCATGCACGCCTTGAACAGCGGCAAAGGATTCTCCACTGGCGGGCTCGTAGGCGCGTTTGAGAGCGCGAGCGGCTATCACCGCGAGGCGCGGCGGTTCGCCTCTGGCGGGCTTGCTGACGCCTCTGGCAGCGGTCACCCGGTGTCCTTCGTGCTTGATGGCAAAACCTTCTCTGGCTTCTCTGGCGGCAAAGGCGCCGTTGAGCAACTCAGCCGGCACGCTGTCATGCAACAGGTTGGCGCAATCGGACGAAGGCCCTCCCATGCCCGTTAAGATGCTTCCTCGTCGAGGTGTCCTCGACCTGCGCACCGTGCGCCAAGTGGACGACCGCAACGGGCACTATCGAACGCCTGAGCACAAGCGATGGGCGGCTGCCGTGGTCTTCCGGGCTAACGGGCGCTGCGACAAATGCCTGCAAACGGGCAAGCTGCTTTTCGCCGACCACATTGTCGAGCTTAAGGACGACCCGAGTATGGCCCTCGACATGTCGAACGGCCAAGCGTTGTGCGGGTCATGCCACACACTCAAGACAAACGCCGAGCGCGCGAAGCGCCTCGCATTGCCCCTGCCGCGCCGTTAACGGCGAGTCCTCGCAGCGCAGAGCCCGCTATCTATTGCGCGACAGGGGTGCGCTCCATTGGAGACGTAATGAACGGAATTGACGTTAACACCTTGACCTCCGTCCCGCTCGTAGGCGACGGCCTCACTAGCAATTTGGCCGCGTGGCAAAATATCGCGAGGAGCCTACAAGCCCTAGTTCCGTCTCGGGAATGGCTTAGCCTTTATATTCCGCCCGGCATCTACGCCACAAGCCTTCCATTCGGAAGCGCCAAAAATCGCGCCAGTGTCGACCTTTTCCCGGCTGGTATTTCCAAGGTTAGGGTATCGGCTTATGGGGCAGTTTTTGACGACCTTATAAATCTCAGGCCGGCAGGGTCGGCCTCACAATTCTTCTCTTTGAATGGCATGCTTCAATGGTACGATTTTATAAACAGTACCAATATGCCGAATTCGTATTCGGCCGGCGGCTTCGCGGGTAAGCTAAAAAATCTTGCCAACATTAGCAAATATTCTGTTGGTATGTGGGTTTGCTTTCTCGGTCTAGATACCATGAGTCGGCTAGGAAAGTTCACATCTGGCCCGCCATGCAATCATTTTCAAGAGTACTCCCAGGTGGCGGCTATCAATGCCGAAACTGGAGTTATTTGGTTCAAGTCTCCTACTAGATTCGCATATTCCGACGCGTTTCCGAATATGTGGAACGGAGCGCCCGGAACTGGACCGACTGCCATTGGTGGTGGTCAAGCAATGATTGTTCCTATGAACCCGGCTTGGGATATGGGTTTCGAGATTGCCGGGGCGAGATTTGCCGTAAATCAGCCTGAGGGCACAGGCCGGAGTCAAGCGCATATAGATTGCGAATGGACTGGCAGTTGGGCTCCTACCGTTGGCAGAGACCTGAGCTATCTTAGATGCAAGATGTCCAGCCCTCTCAATCAAATCGACAAATGCATGGAGCGCCTTGTATTAGAGGATTGCGAAGGAATCTACCCATACGTGCGTAATGAAGAGAGTTCGCGGTCAGATTATAAATACTCCGCGCAACTTGCTGGTTGAGAGCAGCACCCTCGACCAAATGAAAATCGGATGCCTGATAAACGGCGTCACTGATTCGGTGGTTGCCATAAATAACCGCTTCAATTATTTCACGTATGGCGGGCGGCTCGATGGTCCGGGCCTGGGCGCAAGTAACGGTGGCAATGCCATCCTAGCCAATTGGACGTTTTCCAACGGCACATTAAGCCGCGATTTGAGCACTCTTCCGCAGGAGCATACGCCCCAGCCGTGGGCTGTTCCGGGAGCGAAATGCTTTCTGTCGGACGAGGCAAACGTTTATAACAACATGGGGTATCCGTTTGTTATATTGAACGTCTACATGTCTGGCAGCGTCTTCAAAATTGACACCACGTTGCAGGCGATACCTAGCATTCAGGTATCGTACACCGTCACTGTAGAAAATGGCGTTTTCACTGGTCTGACGTTGGCAAACGGCACGCCCGTATTGCTACAGACTATTGGAACGCTGCCGTCACCATTCGTGCCAAACACGACCGTCTATTACTGGAACTCGGGAAATTTGTCGGCAACGCCGGGCGGCGCCCCCATCAATTCGTCCGGGAAAGGCGCGCTAACCGTTGTCGCCAACCCTCTGCACATCAATGTCCACCCGTGTGCGCGATTCACGTCGCTAGCAAATACGGGCACCCAGGGCATTACGGACCTTAACGGCGCCATAGATGAGCCGATTTTCTCGAGGTTCAAGAGAGGGTTTGTGGGGAGACAGGTGCCTAATGCAGCCTATCAGGCCAACTATGGTCGCATTTGGGGAAACCTGAAACACATGATTGTCACTGTGTTTCAACCCGCCACAAGCGGAAAGGTCATTATTACGTGTCCCGGATTTGAACAACAGAACCTTGGATTATCTCCTTTCAGTCAGACCATCGATTTAACGCGCGCAGGAAGGCGCGTAGTGACGCCGGACGGCGTAACAGGCTTCGGCGGT